GGCTTTGAGACTTTTCTACAACCAACTGAAATCACTATTCAACTGGACGTCCACGGCGACAACTCCGCCGACAACGCTCAGACCATCACGACGCTATTTAGAGACCAATATGCAGTCGCGGCTTTTGCTGCATTGAACACCGGCGTCGCCCCGATCCATGCGGACGATCCGAAGCAAATCCCGTTCTGGACCGGCGAGCAGCAAGTCGATGACCGCTGGGTCATCGATGCGCGGCTACAAGCCAACATCACACTGCAAACGCCGCAGGACTTCGCGGATCAGTTGCAGCCCACACTCATCAACGTCGAAGCGGCCTATCCGGCCACCTGAGAAGGAACAAACCCTTGTCGTCGATACCTGCAAGCCTTCTTGTGAACGTGATTCCGAACGTTCTCAACGCCGGCGGCAACTCGCTCGTGATGAACGGGCTGGTGCTGACCCTGAACACCCGCGTACCCGTCGGCCAAGTGCTGTCGTTCCCGAATGATGGCACTTCCGTATCAAAGTATTTCGGCCCGTCGTCGGACGAAGTCGGGATCGCGAACGTCTATTTCCAGGGCTTCGATAACTCGACCCAGAAGCCTGCGGCCATCCTGTTCACCCGGTTCCCCGCCGCTGGTGCCTCGGCCTATTTGCGCGGTGGTCCGGTCAACACATTGACCATTCCTAAGCTTCAGGCGCTCACTGGCGCTCTTTCGGTGGTCGTGGATGGTTATACCTATTCGAATGCATCGGTGAGTCTGGCTGCCGCGACGAGCTATTCGTCGGCTGCCGCCATCATCGCAACCGCGCTGAACAACACTCTGCCTTCGGCGGCGAGCGTGACCGGCGCCATTGCTGCCGGCACCGCTACCGTGACCGGCAACATCGCTGGCAACGTGCTGACAGTGACCGCTATCGGGTCGGGCAATCTGGTGCCCGGCGCGGCGATCAGTGGCACCGGCGTGACGGTTGGCACGGTGATCGTGTCTCAGCTTTCGGGCACCACCGGTGGGCTCGGCACCTATGCAGTGTCGAAGGCCCAGTCAGTTCCCGATGGCACCGTTGTCACGGCAGCCTATGGCACGTTGACCGTCTCGGCCGTCTCGTCTGGTACTCTGTCCGTCGGGCAGGCGATTAGTGGCACCGGTGTGACCGCCAACACGCAGATCACGGGTCTTGGCACTGGCACAGGCCTTGTCGGTACCTACTACGTCAACCTGACCCAGACCGCCGCAAGCACCACGATCACGGCCACAGGCGCACCGCTGAGCGTTTCCTATGACACGATCTCCGGTGGCTTCATCATCACCTCCGGGTCAGTCGGCATCGGCTCTACTGTGGCTTTCGCAACTGGCTCGCTAGCCCCGCAGGTTTTCCTGACTGTCGACACCGGTGCCATCCTTTCGCAGGGTAGCGCTCCGCAGGCACCTGCCGCCTTCATGACGAACACCATCAATCTCACCCAGAACTGGGCGAACTTCATGACGATCTTCGATCCTGATGGTGGTAACGGCTGCCAGCAGAAATTGGCTTTCGCCCAGTGGACCAACGCACAGAACAAGCGCTGGGGTTATGTCTCTCTCGATACCGATGTGACGCCGACGCTTTCCGCTCAGGCCACCACGAGCTTCGGGTACTTACTGGCTCAGGCTGGCTACAACGGCACGTGCCCGATCTATGTCTTGGCAACCGATGTGCAGCGCATCGACGCCTTCGTGTGCGGTGCCGCGGCATCGATCGATTTCCAGGCTACCAATGGCCGGATCACCTTCGCCTTCAAGGGGCAGGGCGGTCTTGTCGCCGGTGTCACCACAGCGACGGTCGCCAGCAATCTGATCGCGAACTCGTACAATTTTTACGGCGCTTACGCGACGGCGAACCAGCAATTCCGCCAGTTCCAGAACGGTACTGTCTCAGGCATCTTCCAGTGGCTGGACAGCTATGAGAATCAGATCTGGCTGAACAATGCGCTCCAGCTAGCCCTGATGAACCTGCTCGCGAATGCGAAATCTGTCCCATACAACCCTGATGGGTACGCACTGATCCGGCAGGCCTGCATGGACCCGATCAACGCCGGACTGAACTTCGGCGCGATACGGCCCAATGTCACTCTGTCGGCCCAGCAGGCCTCGCTTGTGAACACTGCCGCCGGCCTTCCTGTCAGCGACACGCTGCAAATCCAGGGCTGGTATCTGCAGGTCAAGGACGCCGCTCCGATCGTCAGGCAGGCCCGCCAATCGCCGCCGATTTCCTTCTGGTATATGGACGGCGGCTCGGTCCAGCACATCGACCTTGCATCTATCCTCGTCCAGTAACCAACCGCCCTAGATCGGGAGATTTCGCATGTCCTCCATTACGGCGGCCAACGCCATCATCATGCTTACCATTCCGGGGTTGTTCCCGGTACCGCAGCGCATCCAAGGCTTCTCGGCCGACAACATCTATGACGCTGCCGAGCAGGAAGTCGTCGAAACTGCAATGGGTGTAGACGGCCTTCTCTCTGGCGGTTTTGTCTTCACCCCGGTTGAGCAGAATTTCTCGCTGCAAGCTGATT